TAAGCAGTTAATATATGAGAATATACCAAAGGGTAAGACAACTATATCTAGTAAGGTTGCAAAGGCATTTAACATAGGAAGAAGAAAAGCATTAGAACATCTCACTAACTTAGAGAAACTAGGATTACTTGAATCAGAGATTACAGTAGTAGGTTTTAAAAGTGGAGCCAAGACAAAGGCTCGTGTCTTTAAAAGAATATGAAATATAAATGTAAAGTATGTGGGTGGACAAAAGAGAACGAACCCATGATGCACATAACTAGCAAGATGTTAAAAGAGATATCAGACCATGACAAAGGACATAAAAGTGTCAGTGGAACACTAGGTAAAAGAATATAAAAGATATATAATTAGGTATCTTAATATATGGAGAGGTTTAATAGACCTCATGTTTGTAGAAATTAAATGGAAAAACAGTAAAGGCGATGAAAAAATAGCGTTAGTTCCCTCAGATAAGGTTCAAAGTTTTGTTAATAAGTTTCTAGAAAGGAATGTTGTTCCTGTATTGGTACTACCCAACAACGACATTGCTCCAGAAACACTAACACTAAAACAAAGTTAACTAACTTACGTTAACAAACTTAACTAACATTCATTTTATCGGTAGGTTTATATTAACCAAAATATATTATATCTTTATGAAGTTTTCATCTTGCACAAAAACAATATCTGTTGGCTCGAATGCCAAACCAATTTTTGAATCACTTGATAAGATTAGACCTAATGATATTTCATTCAGTCTTATGGTAGCAATAGCTGCCGAAGAATATATTAAAAATCATGATAGTAAAAACAGTAACATTGATAGTTTCACAACAAAGAGTGTGGACACGTCACTACCATTATTCTATTCCGATATTCAGAAGTGGAGAGAATCGATCAGAAAACTTGATTCAAAAAACTTTAAGAGACTACAACTAAGACTCTCACAAATATCAACTGTTATTAGAAAAGAGGTTGAGCAAAGAATATGACTATGACAGTATCAGCAATTAAGGATAATGTATATGAAGTGCTATGTAGAAGAGAACACGCAGATGTTATAACACAACTAAGACCTACAAGTATATTCACTATATCAACAGGAGAATTAACAGATGTTTACTTAGAATGTAGTAATGCTAGAGAGTTTCTTGGGTATGTGAAACACGCCGTTCTAAAAATTCTAAAAGAGAAGCATGGTAATTGGGGTATTGATGTGGATGAATCCTTTAAAGATTTACAGATAAAGATACTACCAAATGAATTATTCAAAATGCATGAGTTGTCATCAAAGTATGAAAACACAGTAGTTTCATTTGATTGTGTAGTGATAGCCACTGATTCCCCTAAAACTTTTATCAAAAAAGCTAGGGTAACCTGTCCATCTTGCTTCAAAGAAGACACTATAAAATGTGATTATGATAGGGAGTTACCTGTAATGCTTTGTTCAAACTACAAATGTAAGAGACAGAAATTGAAAGTAGATACTACTAAAATGGAGACAGAGGATGTGCAGACAGTGTTACTACAGGAACTTATGGAAGACACCAAGAATAACTCGCCTATAATAATGACAGGTAAGTTAGTCAGTAAGAATGTAAGAAATTCGTTCGTAGGACAGAAGAAAAGAGTGACTGGTATATTCAAAACTGTTGTAGATGATAAGAAAAATGAGCATGATATAGTAATAGAAATATTAAACCTTGAAGATCTTGAGGACGTATCACCTAACTTACCAGCCCCAGAGCAGGTTAAAAAACTAGAAGAAGCTTCTAAACACCCTGAATTTATAACTGATATAATTGGCTCGTTTGTTCCAGAAATATATGGTAATAGTAATATTAAATTATCAATACTATGTCTAATGGCAGGTGGTGTTGGTGGAAAAAAGAGAGGAGATATTAACATACTTTTAGCAGGAGACCCTAGTATGGCAAAGTCAGTATTATTAGTTGAAGCAGACAAGTTAACACATAAGTCAATGTATACCTCTGGTCGTGGTGCAAGTGCAGCAGGTTTGACAATCGGTATGGTTAAGACATCTGATGGTAGAATGTTAGCACTAGCAGGGGTATTACCCTTAATGAATGGTGGTATAGCATACATAGATGAGTTTGATAAGATGAATAGAGATGACCGTTCAGCAATACACCCTGCAATGGAACAACAGAAGGTAACAATAGCAAAGGCAGGTACTACGCTTACACTACCTGCAAAGACATCAATTCTAGCAGCTTCCAACCCAAAATTTGGTAGGTTTGATTCTTCCCAAACGCTTACAGATAATATAGACATACCCCCACCCCTACTGTCAAGATTTGATTTGATATGGGTAATAAAAGATGAGATAAATATAGCAGAAGATTTAGCTAAGGCAAACCATGTGTTGGACACGTTTGAAAATAATAATAAAAAGATTATTAGAAAATATCCAAGAGAAGAACTCATAGAATATATTAATTATGTTAGGACGTTAAAACCAAAACTTTCCCCAACAATTAGAAGAAAATTAATATCTATTTATGAAAGGCTTAGAGATTTGGCAAGACAAGATGATGTGGTTGTTGGGATAAGACAGTTGGAAGCATTGGTTAGATTGTCAACTGCTTATGCAAAACTAACATTGAGAGACACAGTAGACGATGTATGTGTTGATGCTATACAAGAGATGTTAAACGATGCTTACAAGAGAATCAATCCTAACTTTGGCTCATCAGGTTATCAAGCACAACTACAGGGTGTTCCATCTAAGTTAACCAAAGAGCAGTTAGCCTTTAAGGTGTGGGAAGATTGTGAGGACAGTGGTGGTCATGTAAACTTAGTAAAATTCTTCAGAGAAATGGACAATGTAAACTTTGACCAACGAGATGCCAAGAGAATCTTTACACAGTGGGAGACTAATTGTATTATAAAACTCAATGATGATGGAACATATATGAGGTCAAGAGCACAACATTAATATGATAGTACTACTTTAACATAGTATGTCTGAAGAAGAAACAGTTATAAAACCCATTGAAATTGACTACTCTGTCACACAATTAGAGGGAGTTGGTGCTATGACTGAGAAAAAACTTACTGAGTTTGGTGTGTCATCTATCATAGATATATGTATAAGAGGAGCTGCTGAAGTAGCAGAGATAACAGGTGTGCCTAAATCAAAGGCAGATAATTGGGTGTTTAGATCACAAAAGATTCTTGAAGAAGCAGGGTTAATTAGAAGAACAGATATGGGAACAGTTGAGTTGTTAGAATACCAAGAGAGTTATGACACATTGGCTTGTAAGTGTGATGACATAGATAATTTAATCAGTGGTGGTGTTAAACCTGAAGCAATATACGAAGTCTATGGAGAGTTCGGTTCTGGTAAGACACAATTCTGTAACTCATTAACAGTTGAAGCGATCCACGATGAAAAAAATGTAGTTTGGATAGATTGTGAGGATACATTTAGACCTAAAAGAATAATAGAAATACTAATGGCAAGAGAGTATATTGAGGATAGAGAAGAAGCATTACCACTCTTAGATAGAATATCATATTATTATACCCCTAATACAGAACAACTAATGGGAACAATCAATAGTCTTTCCCCCATACTAGCAGAAAAGAAACCAAGAATTATTGTTCTTGATGGTGCTGTAGGGCAGTTCAGGGAAGAGTACTTAGGTCGTGGTACGTTAGCTGCAAGACAGAATCAGATAGCAAGACTAATGACACATCTCAAAAACATATCATTTTATTTTAAAACAACTATTATATTTACAAACCAAGTTCAATCAGACCCTGCTGTTATGTTTGGAGACCCTATCAAACCTATAGGTGGTAACATAGTAGGTCATGCCAGTACATACAGAATATACTTTAAGAAATCAGGTAAAAAAAGAATAGCAAGGATGGTTGATAGTCCTGAACACCCGATGGCTGATGCTGAGTTTCTCTTGAACAGTAAAGGCGTAGATAATCTAGAATGAAATGCACAACAGGCAACGTATGCGATTTAGTAATCGCAAAGCAGTCCTTTGGCTATTAAAAAACGGTTATGATGACGTTTGGTTAAAAGCACACACTAAAAGAACAGATTTAACATACACACAGGGAGAATGGTATAGAGTTATAGATTTATGGAATTTATTTGATGGTATTTGCTTTGATGAAGACGGAAATATCATATTAATACAAATAAAAACCAATAATTGGGCTGATGAGGGTGGTATTAAGGATTTTTTATTAAACAAGAAACATTTAAAGGTACTTTCAATCAATGTGAAAGGTAAGAGTAGGGTATGGAATGTCATGGTAAGAGAATATGAGACAGATTGACGACCGATTCATTGGTAGAGGAGAGAAGTCAGCATTATCCATATTAAAAAAAATATTTCCCTCAGCAGATATACAGATACAATTTCCTTTCAGAAGCCTAATGAATGAGGAGTTTTTTGGTGCTTTATCTGATAGGCAAAAGAAGGAGACTTTGGATATTGTTGTGTTTCAATACGCAAATCCCACATTAGTAGTAAGAGTACAAGATAAAACTC